GACTTCGGCAATCTGGTGAAGGTGAAGTAACGCGCTCAGGGCCGCGCAAGCCCTGAACCTCCAAGGATGCGGAGCCTTTTATTCATTCGTTCCGCGAAAAAGCGCATGAGTCCCACAGCAGTACCGGTGGCTCCGCATCCTTGGGGGTGAATGCGCAGTGCTGATGCGCAGTAGCTTGAATTGGAATCGGGTGTTAAGGGCCTCGGGCATGTCTGACACCAAGCCGGAGATTCAGCACCGGCCACCCCCACCCAAATCTCCCTGGCGCCGTGCAACAGTCGGCCGTCTCCCGGACGAAACCCGGGGTCCTCAAGTCGGAATCCTGATCGGGAACGCGATGAAGGCGCTGGTCATGCCTGAACCAGCAACGTGCCGGAGCAAGTAGAGCAGGGTTCCGACTTGAGGGTTGTGAATAAGGCAGATCGGGTATCCACCCGTCCGTTCCCTCCTTGACCCAGTGGGAGTCTGCCGAAATAGATTGGGCACCCTCACCCACCGGCTGGGTTAAGTCCGGTTGTCGAAAGCGGATGCCGTGTCACATGGTCCAAAAGGGGATCGGCACGGATGTAGCGAGTAGAACCGCAACGAGCGTGCAGCGCCGAGCGCGTACGCAGCAGACGAGCGGAATCAATACGGCGGTGGAAGTCCGCGCCGGAGACGTAACCGGCACATTTCTAAGTTCCCCTCTTCCCCTAATTCTCCCGTGCAGGGTATGCCGGGGGAGAGCGGGGTCTTACCTGATTGGAGAACTGCGATGAGCAAGATCAATCTGCCCGAGTTGCCCAGCCTGGGAAGTTGTGTCGTCAATGAAGCTTGCTGGAAATTCATCGAGAACCTTCCCCACACCATACCGGGGCCGATCTTCAACGATCTGAAGCCGGCCATTTACGCAGCTTTGTGCCATGCGCTTCCCGCCTACGCCGAGCAGGCTGTACGCGAAGCTCTGGCGGCGCTGGAGCCGGTGGCCTACCTGAATGCCGAAGCGCTTGACCGGTTGCAAAAACCATACGTCGCCGGTTGCGCTGCGGCGCTGGAGAACGCTCCTCGCGGCGGATTTGTGGCTATAGCCATCATCCCCAACCCCGACAAGGACCCGCCATGCTAGCCGCCCTCAAGCACATGCTGCACAACGCCTGGGCCATGCGCTGGTACTACGCAACCCTAATTATCCCGCTCGCGTGCGTTGTGGGGTGGTAGGAGATAACCAATGAGCAAGAACTATCTGCCTGCATACCCGGAGCCGCATCCTGTTGCTGGGCACCGCATGTTCAGCGCCTCTCAAGTAGAGGCGCATGTCAAAAAGGCAGTTTGTGATGCGCTGAAGGTGGCGGCTGAGATCTGTTCCGAAGAAGGCCGCGAATGGGACTCGGATGCCGTTATCACCGAGAAGAATTATGCAGAGCATTGCGCCCAGAGAATACGCACCATCATCCCGGAGAAAGATCATGGGGAGCCATCCTAGATTCACCTTCGACCCCCCCCAGCACATCTACGACGAGAAGTACGCAGAAGTCGCCAAGGCAATCGAGGCGGATCTGTTCAAGTGGCGGCACCAGATCGTCGAAGAACTCGGGCAGGAGCGCCACAACCCGGATGCTTGCGAGCTTTACCACTTCGCATCAGAGGCAGACAAGCCCGAAGTGATTCTCAGACAGGCTCACGACGGGATCATGGGGCAAGCAGCCCAAGACATGGTGAAGCTGGCGATAGGCCATCTTACCGACTACCAAACCAAGAAATTCGTTCGCGGCTTCTGGCCGGAATGGGAAAAATCATGAGCATCAAATATCCGCCAGAGATTCTCGCATTGATCGAGGTCTGCAAGTTTTTCCCCACCGACTCCGACATGGAAATGGCTGGGTGGTCAGAGGACTACATCAAACGAGCTGGCGATGCCTATGACGCTGCTCAGGAGGTTATTGCTAACTACGGCGGCACGACCTACTTCAGGGGACCTCAATGAAACGCCTGCTGACCTTCCTCAAAATCCACGGCCTCACGATTCTTTTCGGGGCCGTTTTTATTACTGCCACCTGCATTCTGCGTCCCACGCTCGACAAACTGGAAGAGGACCGGGTTGCGAAGGAAGGCGGAACCCGATACGCGGCAGGTGACAGCTATGGATCGCGATGACGAAGCCGCCGCGCTGGCCTACCAGCAACAACTAGATCAACAGGAACAGGATCATGAAACACAGCGAGTCAGTGAAGTCTATCGCTCCGGCCCTCTTGGCTGCTCAGAAGGCTACGGAGTTCGCCAAGAAGGATGCCACGAACCCGCATTTCAAGAATAAGTACGCCGACCTGCCCGCCGTCATTGAGGCCGTCAAACCGGCTCTGAACGCTGCTGGCATCGTGTACATCCAGACCGCCAGCCCGTCCGACGATAACCGCCTTCACCTGACGACGATGCTGATGCACGAGTCGGGGGAGTGGATCTCCGACACGCTGGTTATGCCGCTTCCGAAGCAAGACCCGCAGGGGTACGGATCGGCGATGACCTACGCCCGTCGTTACGCTCTGGCGGCTATCACTGGCGTCTACCAAGACGACGATGACGGCAATGCGGCATCTGGTGCGGGAGAGAAGAAGGCGGCGGTTATCAAGCCGACCAGCGGGGCGATGGATGCCCTAGGGAAGGCCGCTCAAGCTCAAGCGCGGGATTTGGCCTCACTGATCCAGACGAATTTCAACGAAGGAAACGACTGGGCGGCATTCGAAGAATGGGACGGAATGGACGCTGATGTGGACTTCCGAACCGCCGTTTGGAGCCAGTTGGACAGCAAGGTCCGCGCCTACATCAAGAAAGCGAAAGCCGAGGCCGACAAACCCGCTACTCAAGGAGCCTAATGTGGCAAACGATTTGAACCGTTGCGAATTCATCGGGAGGCTAGGCAAGGATCCTGAGACGCGCCACTCACCCGATGGTGCAGCTATCTGCAACTTCTCCCTGGCAGTTGGTTGGAAGACTTCCGGCAAAGAAGGCACCGAATGGGTACGCATTGTCGCCTTCGGCAAGCTGGCTGAGATTTGCGGCGAGTACCTGACCAAGGGCAAGCAGGTCTACGTGTCTGGTCGGATGACGACTCGGAAATGGACGGACAAGGACAGCGGCCAAGATCGCTACAGCACTGAAATCGTCGCTGACCAGCTTCAGATGTTGGGTGGCAAGAACGACGAATCTGAGCAGCGCCCGACCTCTAAGCCAGCAGCGCGTCAGGTCGCACCAAGCACCAGCGACGACCTGTCGGACATACCTTTCTAGCCTTCCCCGGCAGCTCCCCGCACAACCCACCTGGAACCCTCAGCATCCGCTGGGGGCTGCCACCCTATTACTTGGAGAAATGCGAATGCCTACGCACATTTGGGTAACCGAAGTTCTTAAGGGCGGCAAGTGGCATTTCCTTGTATGCCACAAGACTCGCCATATAGCGCGCCATTCAAAGAAGTTTGTATTCACTGGCACAACTACGCGCATCCGCAAGTACGTCCCCGCCTAACGGAGCAGATATGGACCTCGCGCAACAACTCGAACAAGCCGACGCAGACCGCGTTGACGGCATCACGACCGACAAGCAGTACCTGGAGCGCCGTGCCGAGATTGTGGCGCGGGCGTTAGACCTTGATGACGCATATGACCGATACAAGGAGCGTGCGCTCCTGAGGGGGATGTGATGGAAAGCGATCTTTCTGACCTGTCACGTAGAGAAGACGACTTGGACGACGGGTGCGTAGGTCCCAATCCTATCGCGTGGTTCTTCGGGATTCTCGGCGCTTATGCCGTCCTTTCGATCATCTGGATACTGATATGACCCAACAATGGAAGCTTGTCCCGGTTGAGCCGACCGAAGAAATGGAGGCGGCGGCCGTTGGCGACTACGAGCAGTCTGGCGGCACGTATCGGAAGTCAGCCTACGCCGCCATGCTCGCCGCTGCCCCCACCCCTCCCGCCAGCGCACAGGACGATGCGAAGCACAAGCGGCCGGACTGGATGACGTGCGCAATGCGTCACCGCATGGTGACGGACAACCTGCGATTCAGCGCATCGCATATGCGCGACAAAGAAAAGCGCTGCCGAGCCGCCTACCAGCAGGAATACATGGGCGCACCTATGCGCTGGCTGGCGGGCGTGTACGCCGATGCTGCGGCGGTGTTTGAGGCCAAGCTCGCCGCCCTTTCGGCCTCTCAGCAGCAGGAGGGGTAGACATGGGCGACATGGGAGATTTCTGGCGCGATGTGAAGCCAGCCATGAAAGAGCGCAGCCAGCAAAAGCGGGCCGGCAACCGCGAGCAGTCCGCGCGATCTCTGACGGACGCTGGCATCCAGTTCCTTAGCCGGAACGCCGGGGCGCATTTGATCGTGATCGGCGCTAACGGCCACACCTACGACTTCTGGCCTGGCACCGGCCTATGGCGCATGCGCGGCAGCACCAGGGACCATCGCGGCGTGCGCAGCCTGATCCGTGCCGCCCAGCCCACCACCAAGGAAAGGACATGACCGACAACAACACCCCCGCCCCGGCGCCGAAGGATGCCGTGCTGACGGATGACGAAATCCTCGACGCCATTGCTGTATCAGCGAACTTTGACGAGTTAGATAGGGCCGCTTGGAGTCCCGAGTCACTGGCGCTGGGGCGCGCCATCGAATCCGCCCTGCTGTCCAAGCTGGGCGCCCCTGTAGGCGGTGAGCGGGAGACGACCGCACCCGTTACTGGCGTGGCACAGTACACGAAGAAGCCCGTAACAATCAGTGCAATCCGTTGGAACGGGAAGAATCTGCGGCAAGTCATCGCCTTCACTGATGGGCCTCCCGAAACTCGCACGATTCACGCAGGGATGGCCTGGGAAAGCTACGAAGGCCTTGTCGGTCGCGGAGGCCTGAAAATCTATACGCTGGAAGGGGAAATGCTCGCCAATAAAGGCGACTGGATCATACGGGGGGTCAAAGGCGAGTTCTACCCCTGCAAGCCGGACGTATTCGTTGCTACTTACGAACCGGCAAGCGCCCCTGTAGCCGATGAGCTGCCCGAGTGGGAGCAAATCTCGGCCAAGCTGGAGCGCGACGAGACGCTAACCCCGCTGGAATTGTTCGTCTATGACAACGAACCGGCAGGCGACGACGACGCTTGGCGCGACCAACTTGCCGCTGCCCTGGCAAGCGCCCCTGTAGCCGGGAACGCACTTCAGGTGGCGACCGTTGCCATGCAGCTTATCCGCCGTTCGGCGCTGAACGCCTTCGACCGCCAGCAACACGACAAGCTGGTTCAAGACTTTGCCGCGCTACACGAGCGCCCGGCCAGCGAGGCGCAATGCTCCTGCCCCAGCGGCGACGGCTCCCTGCGTCATCCGTGCTCGGTGCACCAGGCCAGCGAGGCGGTGCGCGATGCCGAAGACGCCGCACGGTGGCGATGGGCCACAACTGTCGATGACAACGCTGAAACGCTCCATTCCATCATGCTGTGCCACGGCGGCGACCAGCGGAAGATCAATGAGCGCGCAGACTTTTACCGCGCAGCCCTGTCCGCGCAACCGGGCGCGCAGAAGAACGGAGGCGGCGATGCCTGATATCCGCGTCAACTTCGGCGGCGGCGTGGCGATCCTGACCGTCTCCGGCGACTACAAGCCCGGCGATCCGCCGCCCACCGGCTACAGCGCGAGAGAGGATTGGTTTAACGCGCAGATCAAGGGTGGTCTGCGCCAAGTTGAATGCCCGCGCTGCCGCCGCTGGGCGTTCCCTCAAGAGCTCGCACCGGGCGGTCGCATCTGCAAGCCTTGCGCCCACCCCGGCCACAAGGATGGAGGGGCTGTCTATGAATGACCTGATCACACGCCTGCGCGAGAACGCGGACTTGGACGCAGCAGAAGGCGGCAACCCGGAAGTGATCGCGCTGGAGTTGGAGGCCGCCGATGTTATAGAGCGCCTCACCGCCCAGCTCCGCGAGTGCGCCGAAACTCTCGGGGCCGACCTGATCGACGAGCAGCGCGCCATGCGGGCCTATGCCGATGCAACGAAGCTGCTGGATGAATTGAAGGAGAAATGATGCGTAAGGAAGACTTAGACGCCATCGCAGAGCGCCAGCCGTATTGTCGGAACTTCGGGGAGAGCGTCAGCTTGAGCCGAGCCGAAAGGGATGGGCTGGTGGCACTGGCGAAGAAGGCAGTAGTGTGGAGGCGATGCGATAAAGAAGTTCCAGATACCGATGTCTGGCTGTTGGTAGCCGGGATGTTCGATGGTCCGCATGATTGGCGAACTCGTCAGGGCTTCTATTCTGGCGAGACCAAGACATGGCATGTATCGAATGCTTCCTGGAAGCCTATTTATTGGGGCTACATGCCAATCTTTAACGCAGACGCCGAGATGGCGAAGGAGGGAACGTGAAGGTAGCTGATCTGGAAGGAGCACTGCTGGACGCTTGGGTTGTCAAGGCGTTGGGCGGGTATCGAGGTCCTTACCAACTGGTCAAAGATGGGCGGCCAGAGAAGAACTGTCTGATCTTTCCTGACGGCGTTCCGTTCCGCGCGACCACCGGCAACCTGATGCCGTCGTCCGATTGGTCGCACGGTGGACCCATCATCGAGCGCGAGCGGATCCGCCTACACCACAGAAGCGACGGAATTCCCTGGGCGTCCCAGATATTTGTCGATGGGAACTCAGTGATGCCGATATACGGCTATGGCGATACGCCCCTGATCGCAGCCATGCGCGCCTACGTGGCCAGCAAGTACGGAGTAGAAGTACCCGATGAATGACCAAATCCAGCGCGTGCTGGAAGTAACCCGCAAGTATTGGATGCCCGCCTAGCCCGGGCTTTGTTTTGGAGGCAATATGAAGGAATGGGGCCTGTTTGTATTGATCACTATCTGGGTAGTTCTTTTCTCTGGGACGCCTGATCTACACGACAAGATCATGGACTTGTTAGATCGGCAAGCAGTGTGCCAGAAGGGTTAATCGTCCATCCCAGGCCAATCGCATAGGCGAGCCCCCAGCTCGTTATGATAGAGTATCTGACGGGCTGTAGAGTCCGTCAGCACATCTTCTGGCTCGATGAAGATCATACGAGCTACCAAGCAGAACTCAGCCCCCATCGGCTCCCTTGTTGCGCATCCACTTGCGCCGAAGCTCAGCAGCAGCCCCACCGTCAGGCATCCGATCAATCTTGGCTTGAACATGGCTGCTTTCCTTGGCGGCTTCTACCGCCTGCTTGTTGATCTGATCTCGCACTTCCTGTTTGCCGTCAGCTTTGCCCTTCATGCGCACACCGAAGTACGTCAGGACGATAGCAAAGCCGCCAGCAAGATAGGGCCAGAATTCAGCGATTAGAGCGGTCATTTCGTGTCCCTCAATGCGATTTTAATGGCTTCCTTGGCGTCATAACCCTGGAACACCAGGGACTCAGCAGCACGCCGACGGCGCAACCCCAGGAGTGATACGCCGCCTGCTAGTGTCCAGCGCTTGAATTGATCCGCAGCGCCTTTAGGATTGCCTGCGTTGAGCATCTTGAGCAGCGTGGACGACTGGAATGCGCCTACCCCTAGATTGTAGGCAAAGGACACGCAGGCGTCGAAATGGGCCTGAGAGTACGGCACCTTGATTGCATCCTTCACGCCAGGCTCAAATTCGTCGTAGAGATCCTTTGCCAGCAAGCGGTCAGCCTCTGCCTGCGTGATCTTCATACCCGGTTTGACGCCCTTAGTCGTTCCCCAGCCGATGGTCCAAATGCCCACCGAATCCCTATAAGCCTCCAGCTTGCAGCTTTCATAGTGCTTTATCAGAGTCATCCCGTTCTGGCTGATTAAGCTTGGGCTGGTGAATGCCTCTGGAGAGGATACCGATTGCGATGATTGCGTAGCTTGCCCACTGTACGAATTTCGGCGGAACGACAGCCTTGAAATCAACCGGAAGAGCGTTCCAAATATCGATTGCATGTTGCGGGAACTCCAGAAAATAGCCGCCCACCAGAACCCCAAAGGTGGATATGCGGACCGACCAGAACTTCCAGAATAACCGCCATTGTGGGATAAGTCTCATGTTTACACCCTATTCCTCGATGATGGATTTTGAAACATCGGGGATCCCCTTTTTTACCATCGAATTGATGAGACGGCGTTCCCAGTCTTTGCGCTGATTATCCTGTTTTATCAAAAGCACATCGGTCTGGATGGTGCTTATGCTCGCCATCATAAATTCGAGCTTATCCACGCTCTTATTGGCATACCACCAATAGCCCCCACCCATGAATAAAACCACGGCGATTGCAGCCCGCAGCGTGGACTTAAGGCCGAACATTTCCCGCTCTAGCGCCGACACTCGGCCCTCTATGCTCGCCGGGTTGACTTCCATGTCTACTCCTCAGGTTTTGGTGCAGGCTGGTTTAGCCCAAGCGGATCAGAGTAATACGGCGGTTCATCAACCCATTCCGTATAGCCAAGGTCAGGTTGCGGAACTTCAGACCATCCGCCGATTTCTCCATTTGGATCAACGTAAGGCATCTTTAATCTCCTAGAAAATCGGTGTACCACTCGGTGTTGATATTCAACCCGTTAGCGGGTAGAAATCCTGCTGCACCGCCAAAAAGTTGAGCCGAAGGGTTAGTTACGGCTTCGCAAATGCCTAGCCCTGAAATCCCAGGACCAGACACGGTAATCGCCGTTACACCCGATGCAACCCGCGTTTCATCCGGCGCGTACAAAAGATAGGATGTTGTTCCACCCGCGTTTGCATTAGAAAAAACCCGAGCTTTTGCAATGGTACTGAATCCGGGAGGGGTGCCCATATTGACAGTTGCGATTGTGCCGTTATAGGGCGCGTTCGACAAAATGACCCGAGGCGTAACGAACCGGAATATATTCCCCGTTTGAAGCACCGGCAAAATCCCTCCTGCGGATTGATTAAAAACCGATCCGACGCGCCTTGCTGCCGTCCACCCTGCGGGGATGTTGGCGCCAGATGGGGACGTGTCAAAACCGGCATCCACAGCACCAGTAGTGGCATTTTTTATAACGAACATGTGATACCACGTACTGAGCGCCGCCACCCCGCTAAAAATGCCATTGTTGCCGCTACCTGGCGTCCAAGACCCCGATGTATTCAAAAGCTTTACCAGCGCGGTATTCAGTATGATATCTGTTGCATCGCTACCGCTACGCCACGCCCCTGGAGCAATACTGACAGAGGCGGTCGACACCGTAATCGCCCCACCTGATCGATAAAGCGGGGGCAATCTATTAACAGTACCCACGCAAGCCCAGATGCCTGGGGCAGTATTACAAAATGCATAGACTTCATTGGGGAAAGGTCGCAGGTCTTTCCCTTGTAGCATAACCAATGAAGCCGAATTAGTAAGTATCGGCGCGGCCATAAACCGAAGATAAACAATGCGGCCAGGATAGGAACCACTGAAGGATGTAATGGTTGTGGTCCCCGTCACATCGAATAGCGCCCCCTCATTCGGGATAGGAAGCGCGGCGGCAGATGCTATGTCAGGACCTTTTGTTAGCTGCTCCCAGCGCAATGCATTACCATTCCCCGAAGGAGCACCTACCGCTGAAATAGGAAATCCGCCCATATTCAGCGCGCCAATCATTGGCGTTTGACCGTCATTAGAGAGGGATTGGGTTAATGCTGATGCGATATCATTAGCTAGCGTTTGCCAATCCGCTGCCGTCGCTGCATTACCGTTGATGGCCGGATTCCACCCGTTGTTTACCAAACTGAAAGTGCCGGACCCATTACGAGGCATGGTGATTTTCCTTTAACTTCATCCACACAAGAGATTATATGGACTATATAGATTTCAAAATCTGGAAAGCCGTAGCTTTGGTAGTTGCCTTCTGCATTTACTGCTTTTGGCGCGGATTTACTGGGCGGAAATGACCGGTACAGATTTAGCCACAGGAGCCGACATAAGCCTCAGCGCTTCAATAATTTTCGAGTTTTTCGGATCAGCTAGCAACCCAGCCGCTTGTTTCGGGTTAAGAAGTGCTGCACCTAGTTTCTCCTGAATCCCTTGATTTGCTAGGCCATAGGGAAGCTGAAGTAGGCGTCCAAGCGTGGCTCGTGCCGGAGTAGACCCGCCGATAGTGCGGCCCAGAGCCTGAGTCATAAGATTGTCTACAGCCAAATTCTGGAACGTCGAAGAACCGACCATACGCCCCGCCGATTCTGCCAGCTGGGAGGCGTTCAGATCAGCAGAAAGATTCCGCAGCAATGCCATCTGATCAGGGCTTAGAAGCTTGGCCAGGTCGTCACCCTCGTTTTTGAGGATATTGTTTAGCTTCGCTCCAGAAAGCTCCAGGCTTCCGCGTTGATCTACCCGGCTGTTCTGGATCCTCTTGAACACGTCATCCAGCTTTTCCATCTGATTGATGGGCATGCTCTCGTCGGCGTAGGTCTTAAGGTACTTCTTCCAGGAAGTGCGCGGGCCTGCGCTAGCTGGGGGGGCCATGCCGGCACGTTCTATATTCGCGCCATACGGCATCAATTCCGTCCCCGGCGTTTTTACTGCCCGGCTGGCCTTATCAATGGCGTCATCGATCAATTCTCTAACTTTGATAAGCTGGGACGAGGCATAGCGGATATTGCCCGCCTCCCCTTGTAGCTTGCCGCCCAGAACATCCCCAATATCCTTTCGGATGGCGTACAAGGCCCGAGCATCGATGGCGCCCTCTTGGGTAAACTGGGCAATGCGGCCCTTGAATTCGTTCAAGGCCTGCTGCGAGAGCTTCCCTGCATTACTGGGATTGGTAATCAGCCTGTCTATGGATTTAAGCAGATTCCCAGAAGGCACCTGACCAGCCGCGTCCAGAACGCTTTCCCGCATCGGCGCAGTAAGGGCGTCCCGTGCAGCTTTCGCCGTCGCCAGCTTCCCAGGATTGCCCGCAACAGCCTCAAGAGCAGCCGTCCGCGCTTGGTTCTGCGCGGTTTGCCGTGCGGCCAAGGCCCCCGCATATTCAAGATTGGCGCCTTGCATAGACCGAGATAGCGCAGCCAGCCCTGCATCCCCCGCTGCCATTGCCGTTGTTGGAGCCGACCCAGGGACAACCTCCGTGGAATAGCGCAGGGCCGAAGATGCCGCAGCCGGGTTATCTGCAAACTCCCGCAAGGTGTTCCTAACGATGGCATTTTGACCACCAGAAAAGAACGGTTGCAGGGCCGCACCCGCAGCACCAGCAGCCTTTCCTAGCCCCATCATCGCAGGCGGCAATACCGCCCCGATAACAGCGCCTGTGCCTACCGATTCAGGATCGACAAGACCCGCAGTAGCTGCGCCAGTGCCAGCGCCACCAACCATGCGAGTAAGCAGATTCCCCGCTTGCCCAGCCACAGTTGACGCCGGCATACCTCCCAGCGTCATACCACCAGAGCGCAAAGCACTAGCCAGCTTCTCAGCCTGGGGGGCAACACGGCCCAAATACGGCGCTACAGACGATACGCCACGACCAAGCACGCCACCAACAGGAAGCGTAGCCGCAATATTGCCGGCAAGCTCTCCACCGCCAGCGGCCCAGGGGCTTACCTCTTTGTAGGGGGCAACCTCAGCGGCAAGCTTTCGGCGCCCAGATTGCGCATCATCGACAAGCCAATTCCCGGCTTGCTCCATCCCCAGGCCGCGCATCCCCTTCCCAAGCCATTCCTGAGCACCCAACGCCACCTGACCCACTCCGGAGCCAAGACCAGCGCCCAGGGCTACCAGAGAGTTATCAGATACCGACTCTTGAACAGCCGGAGCGGTCCCGCCCATCTCGACGCGCATTACGCCATCCGGGCCGCGAGTCGTCACGGCTTCCCCGGGCTGCTCCGCAAGCGGCGCGTTTTGCCACCACGACTCATCAGCCGGGATCCTGGACGCAACCTGATCGGCATACTGCAACGTGTTAGGTGCATTCGGGTTGCGCGGATCAGACACTGCTTGGCCAGCCCTGGCTTTCGGAATCGCTCCCTCCCCACCATAGTAGCCAGCAGCGGTTAGACGCGGATCACCCTCTGCCAAGTCATATAGCCGATTGACATAGCGCAGGCCAGCCCGCGCATTGTCTAGCGGATCATTGATATCCCACCCCTTGTCAGCCATGCGGTTAAACGTCGCAGGGATGACTTGCATTCCACCTACCGCGCCGGCATTGGATGTGGCCGTGTTTCGACCCGAGCCAGATTCCTGCTGATAGATAGAACGTGCGATAGCTGCCCGCGTAGGATCCAACCCCTCAAGGCTAACAGCAGCCTCGAAAGGGTCCACCTTGGGAGCCGATTCCCACCATTGGCCAGCCATTACGGCTTCCTCCGCAAAGATCCATCAGGAGCACGAAACAAGGCGCCTGAAGGTAGCGCCTGCATTTCCTGAGCAGTTTTTGGCGCGGCGATTCCTCCAGGCGCAGCAGAGGGTTGGCCTTGTGGCGTATATTTCTGCTGTAGCTCGATAATCGTTTGTAGAGCGGCCTCCCGGGTTTCTCGGGGGACTTTCGGGTTAGCAATATCGCCTGCCATCTGCTGATACAGCAGACGATCCGCATCCGATTGGGGGCCTTCCATACGGGGCATGTTCATAACCAGCTGACCGGAAATAACCTTCAGCCGGGCATCCGCCTTAGACGAATCCGTACTCATGCCGACAGCCTCTGCTGCCTGCGTCTTGAGGCCACTGATCACGCCGCTACTGGCATCTTTCAGAATCCCCCTTGCCTCATTGGCGAGATTTATTAGTTCACCCGCCTTCTTTGCCCTCGGGTCTTGTTCTGCAATCGGGGGGTTGCCTGCCTGTGCTTGCAAAGCCAAATTCTCCCGGGTGTTGAACGTCTTGCCCTGCCCGTTTGCGCCCTGTTGCGTAACGAGATCAAAGGCCGCGTTCCCCTGGGCTGCTGCGCGGGCCTTTGCGCCTTCCTGCTGAGCCGTGATATCGGAATAGCCCTGCACGGGGATAGCGATTGCTTCCCCGTTTGGTCCATATTGCATTTGCATCCCGTTCTGCGGCGCGTTGAACATCGGACGCCCTGAGCGCGGGTCTATAAGCGTTGCACCTGGCGCAGCGCTCGGAGGGGCAATGTAGTTCTGTTTCTCCAGGTTCCCAGATAGGGCCGCATTCCATTGCGGCGTTCCAGGCTGAATGCCCTGGGCTACCAAGTTTTTCTGAATGTCCGTCATTGTGTTGCCCTGCTCGCCAACCATCTTGAAGTAAGCAGGAAGACCGACGTTTTGAGCAACCATGAAAGATTCTTGAGCCGACCGTCCGGGCAGCAACGGAATCTGCGGTTGCCCCATCCCTGTGGGTTGTTGTGGCGCCTGTTGACCTCCTTGCGAGATCGGGAAAGATTGCGCGCCTTGAGGCTCCATCTGCCCCAGGCCGAACTGGCTCGCAAGGCGCTGGTTTTGCATCTGCTGCAACTCCATCTGCTGTTGCGGCATGTCGGCCATAGACTTTGCGCCCAGGTATGCTCCGAGCGCCTTTGCCAGCCCTTGAGTCCAGGACGGTGCGATATATTGACCGCCCACCATCTGACCCTGCAATGGCTCTTGCGATTGCTGCATGAGCGCCTGAGCATAGGCCTGGCGCTGAGCAAGCTGGTATTGCTTCTGCGCAATGTCAGGCGCCATCATGGGCGATCCAAAGCCCATGTTCTGCCCCATACCGGTGTTCCGCTGTGCCATTTAATAACCCCGTAGCTGTGCCGCTAGGCGCTGGTTATATCCGTCTCTCTGTTGCGCAGCCTGGGCCTCAGCATTATTGAACTGCAAGAGTGCCATTGCTTGGGCCTGACGTTTAGCCTGATTTCGCGCAACTACTTCTTCAATCCCGGTATTCTTCCTAGACTGCTGCGATTGCTGCTGTTGCTGGTTGCTCTGCTGGCCCATAAACTGCTGTGCCATATCCAACCAGTTACTACCTTGTGGACTCATACCGGACAGATTGCCCGTATAACTTCCGCCTGACTGGTAGTAAGGAGATACTGATAGAGAGTTTAACCCGCCGCCAGCGACAGCGCCTGAACCTCCTCCCATAAAAGACCCCAAACTACCACCAACGCCACCGAGATTGCCCATTGCAGTGCCGCCAGAGACAAAGCTAGGCGAAACAGTAAGACCGCCCAAACCACCGCCAGCAGCCCCCCCACCAAGGCCGCCAGCACTAGCGCCACCAGCCGCACCACCACCAGCGCCCCCCATAGCTCCCGCAATCGCCGGAGCAGCAAAGTAGCTACCGATGGCCAACCCGATTGCATCGCCCGGCTTATCCCGTACCGCATCCCCGATCTGATCAACAATCGGGATCTTGCGCACAGGGTTAATCGTCTCGTCGATCCGGTCAAAAGGCGTCATTACCTTGGACAAGACACGATTGGTAGCCGTGGGTATCTTGTTGCTGGTCAGATCCACCCATTTATCGCCGACACCTGGGATCATGGCGATAGGATCCGTGAACTTCTGGATCTTTCCGCCAAGTTTCCCAAGCACCGACGAGTGGTCGCCGCTTCCGAACATTCCGCCTAGGCCCATGTCACACCGCCTCGTAATTGACCATCTTCAATCCGCCAACCGTCGTGACGGCATTGGGGGCCACCTTTTCAACCTCATCGGCCATATAGCCAAGCATCGACGGTCCGCCCCAAATGTACTGATAGGCATAGACGTTCAAGCCGTTCTCCGCATTGCCGACACGTTGAATGTTTTTCTTCAGGCGCCTATCAGAGAACATGCCCATTCCGTAGCCCATAAGGCCCATCTGACCTAGGCCAAATAGCCCACTCATCATGTTGGATTGGCCAGCCGCACTGGCATTGTTAGCCGCCATCTGCGACTGATACGTGTTCTGAGCAGCACCTGTGTAGTCAGTTCCACCCGTCGTTGCCTGTTGCGCATACCCCGGGAATTGCGGCATTTCTATCTGGGAGCCGCTACGAAGCGCGTTAAGCTCGTTCAACGGCAGGGACCGCAGGAAAGCCTGTTCTTGTAGCGCAGAACCTCGAAGCTGATTCTGCTGGCCAAACTGCTGGCCCTGCAACGCAGCGGCTAGTTGCCGGTTCTGCATCTGCTGGGCATACGTCTGCCCTTGCTGCTGCATACCAAGATTGATCCCCTGCAATCCCGCTTGCGTGACAGCATCGTTACGCTGCTGCCCAAAAGACCCCATCGCGTTGTTCCATGCCGCCGAACCTTGCGCAATCCCCTGATTGGCCAGTTGCGTGCGCAAACCTTCCTGCTGACGGTCTAGCTCAGGATTGATTCGAGAAAGCAACGCCTGGGTTGCATTATTGGTCGCAATGTTGGGGTCATAAGCTAACCCGACGCCAGGAAGGTAGTTAGGATCCAGGGCAGTACCAGCAGCCGGGATACTCGACATATCAAACCCGCTGCCCATCATTTGCTGAACACGAGCGAGCGCCGCATCTTGAGAGCCAAACAGGCCCTGCGACAACTTCATTTGCTGGTCATAAATGGCCTGCATCTCAGGCGAGAGCGAGATAGTTTGCGTCCAGTCGTCACCGCCAGAATAGAAATTATTGATATCTGGAGCAGCAAGCGAACCGCTACGACCAGAAGACGAGCTATCAGGAATCCACTGGCGGTTATATGCCGGCCCGTCATTTCCGGCATAGCCATAGCTCCCCGGCGTTTCAATCCACCTACCGCCGCTTGAGCTGCCTTGGTTCGCCAAGCTTTGGTTATAGGCTGCCATCGCGGCATCATAGCCAGCCTGATCGAACGAGCGATTGTTACTCCATGTCAGATTGCCATATGGAGTAACCTGATTCACGCGGTTTGCTTGCGTGGCATACTTGGCCATAGCCATGTTTGATGCCGCATCTTTGTCCGCAAGCGCCATGTAATCCGGCGTCTTAGGCGAACTTCCGCCCTTACCGCCGCCGCCTTGCGGTTTGATGGAACGGCCAGGGCCACGCTGAAACGCTGCACCAGGCAAGTCGGGAATATCATGCGAGGAATATCTCATTTCTTTTCTTCCAGCCAGCGGCAATCACGTTTAAACATGCGGTAGATTTGCAAATCGCCCAAAGGGTGCGAGCCTTCTAACGCTGTCTCAAATTCAAAGCCAAGCTTCTTCACAAACTCCTGGCTTTTTACATTCTGAGGCTCGATTATCGTGGTTATGCGATTCAAGCCAAGCTGCACAAATGGGTAATTGAAAATCACCCAAAGGAAATGCCTGTTTGCCCATCGCCCCTCACCCGCGATATGACAAACAATACTGACCCCGTTTGTTTCCTCGTACAGCACGCCGGCCATTATCTGGCCTTCCTCGGTAACCCTGCCGATAGCCTTGAATCGCCCCCTTTGATACTGACCACCTGCACGCTCACACACCCACGGGCCTATTGCATCCTCATCGAACGACAGCCACGTGTGGTTATCCAGCGTGCAAATCCTCAAAGCAATCCCCCGCGCTCGTAAACATAACTTGTTGCTGCCCATTCTACGTTAGACGAGTTGCTTTGCACCTTCAATCTAATAGCCGCTGCACGGTAAATCCCGCCTACGGCATTCCAATTCGAAAGTTGCGTTAGTGATCCGCCCCAAATCATCGATCCCCATACCATCGACCCCCACACCATCCCGCCAGGCGGCGTATAGCTAAGCGTTCCTGTCGGTTCCTGAGGAACATAGTCACCATTGATAGAGTACAAAACCGAAGGGCGCCCGTCCGTTTGCAGGAACGGCCTAACCATCGTAAAAGATTTGTTTTGTGCGCTAGAACCAAAATCTTGGAATGAAGGAAGCCCGTCAGCAACAATAAGGTTTTGGCCGTCAGAATTACCCTCCCACGCCAACTTAACCGAATTGGCATCGCCAAAGTACAGCCCCGACAACGTATTCCGAAACGTATGAGCTTGCCAGCCAGTAAACTTGGTCCATGCTCCGCTGATGCTGTTCATCGCGTACTGATAATTCATCCCGTTTTCAGTCGGGACATTCAATATCAGCGCGTTCTGTTGCGGAACAATCGTCAATTGCCAACCAAAGCTATTGCGATTTGCCTGCACAGCAGCAGCGATACCGTTCTGTATCTTGTCCGTAATGGCAGTGCGACGATCAATGGCACTTGAAAGCAACGATGCACCCAGCGGCAGCACCCCACGCTCGCACAGTATTAATAGGTCCCCACCATACTTAACCGCACATCGGCGACCAATAGGAACACCGAGATAGAAAAGGCCCACTAGCCTCCAGTCCATAGCATTCCCGGGGTCTGAGCCATCATAAACAGCAATCTCGCCATTACTCGACAGAAATACGGCATGGTCATCCGCCCCGCTACCCGCATCGATGGTCCAGGAATACATCCCAACCAGATAGCCGCCCCGGGTGAAAATTGAGCCTAGATCATATTGAACAGCAGCACCACCAACTTGTGTGGTAGGCAGATACCACGCACGCATCGATGCGTTTTCAACCATCCAAAGACGATTCTTAAACACGCATCCCTGAATCAGCAACGACGTGTTCACCCCTGTGATGGCGATAGGGGCAGAACCGTTGTTAACGGCTTGCCATGTCGTACCGTCATACAGTTGCGGATCATCAACGCCGTTAAAAAGGTAGAGAAAATTTCCCCCAGGCGTAGTCATACTGGCGTCTTGCCATCTGCTGCTGCTCAGCCCCGTCACTTCGGCCACACCTATCGGGCCTGGGTTGGTTACGTTAAATATGGAGTCGCCAGACGCAGCAAAAAGCTCATTAGACCCGCTAGGAGGGGCGTACTCGACAATCGTGTTAACGGCCAGGGAAAATCCGGTTGCCCAGTCCACCGAGCCATTGCGAACACGCAACTTTGACGGCAAAGGCCACCAGTTTTCAAGAATTACAGCATCTTGAGGCGGCATATCGGCCAGGGAATCACGGTCGTTCAACCCCCCAACAGGAGCCGGGATATTTACCGCGCCCGCCTTTTGACGACCGATACTCAAGTTCCTGGTAGGAATCATCCCCAAACCCCATCAACACCCCAATTCCCATCCGGGATATTCTGAGTTGTAAGCAACACAGTCCCATTCCACGGGGTTAGGCTAAGCTTAGGCGCAGAGCGATCCTGAGCCTTGCAGTTCTCCAAAAGGATGTTGAACCTGGACAGCTCGAATGTCACATCGAGGCCCTTAGCCTGCTTGAACGCGACTTTCAGCCCCTCGACCATCAAGGAGTCATCAAAGAGGCAATTATCGGCGTCTTCAGTAAAGGACGTCTTATAAGTCGTTCCGTCAGCAGATACAACATAGGCACTGCTGATGTACTCAAACGACAACACCAGGCCGCTAGGCGGGGGGGGATTGAGGGCAATCGTATTCCCAAGGATGCGGAACCGCTCCCGAGGGCCTGCATATACAATTCCGGACTTGAACGATTGCCATGCCTGCGGGGTTTGAGGACCCATCAGTGGCCATCGGTTCGTGCGATCCCATTCCGTTTGCTCGATCTGTTTTTTCCAGTCAGATGGCAACGGATACTGAACCTGCGCATAGTTCAAATCAAACGTGCCCGTTTGTGTCGCGGGCATGTTCATGGTGATTTGCGTGGCAGAATCAATGCTGACAATCTGGGCAAATGGGTTTACCCCAAGCCCATCGATACCCCAGTTTTTGCTAAGGCCGCTGGTATCCACCACCGTTGCTACGGCGCTTCCCTCTACCAGCGTGGTCGAAATATTCTGCGCAACCGTGATTAGAATGTGCTCACGGTCAAGACGGCGCCAATCATCCTGGCGGCACAAATCCCCACCAAATCGATTCAGCAGGGCGTACATCTGGATAATCTGAGGGTCGGTAGACGACACCACGCTATCCGGTGCTACAAGCGCCATTTCCCTGCACGCCTGCTGAACGATCTGGAGAAGATTCATTTATGCCTCTGCTTGTTCCTTCGGCGGGCGACCAGGGCCGCGCTTGCCGATTTCCTTGATTTGGGCTTGCAGGTCTTCAATCATGAGTTTCATTCGCTCATTTTCAGCAGCCTGAGCCGTCACAGCAGCCGTTTCGTGTGCCGCCATGAGGTACGCCTTGGCCTTTGCTCGCAGGTCGGTAAAGCCCATCCCCATTTTACTGCACTGGGTATCGCTCATCCCCGCCATGTGTTCGACCGTATGAATGTTGAAATGCTTTGCTTCCTTCACCAACGCCCGATTGATCTGCGGCCACTGCTCCAGAGGCGTGCCGTCGTGTCCGGTCTGCACCGAGTTCTGGTAACGCATCCAAGACTTCGGGTACTTCTGCTTGTCCTCGTCCGTTGCGCGGCGCTCAATCACATTGAACGGATCGCCGGGAACAACGATCTTGACGTGATCGAATTCCTTGTAAATCGGGCGCCCTTGAGATTCAGACTCAGCCGCCATATGCACAGCGTCCGAATAGAACTCAACAAACATCTTGTCTTCTTGGGTAAGGTTCATTGCATTTCCTTGGGGGTTTGCCCCGACAGTAAATAAAGAGAGAGGCGGCCGTTAGACCGCCCCTTATGGTACTACTTAGGCAGACAACAAACTCGTCCAGCGCGTTCCAGATGCGCCAAAGAACATCGCAGACTTCCCGGTCGGAACGGTAAAACCACCGGTCGTTGCAGTAAGCGCGTTGATTTGAACGCCAGTACCCGGATACACCAGGATATCGTTTGCTCCCAGGTTGGAGACGTACACCGAAGCGCCCGTTTCCACCCGGGGGAGAACGACACCCGTACCAGCAGCTGCCGTCGTGACGATGTTGATTTCGTTGGAGAGAGCCAGCGCGTTGGCGTTCGTCGTACCCACAGCCGTGAGGGTATTAGCCACACGACCGCAGATAGACGCCGCCGATTGCGCCGAGTTCCCAGTCCCCATAACACGGCTAGGAATAGGCATGTCGGTTCCTTAGACAGAAGCCGCAGCAAACCAGCCGCGATCACCAGAGGCCATCGTGACAGGAGGCGACGTATACGCACCGCCCGAGGCCGTAGCCAGGAAGGTAGTCGCGCTCACGGTTGCCACTGCCGTGCTGGCGGTGATTGCCGCGTTGGCTTGCGCGTACACGTAGCGCTTGCCGTCGTTGGCCCAGATCTGCGAGCCCAGACGGTGCGAAGAGCCGTTGGCGGTGCCGTCAGCCAGTTGCGCCGCAGTGTCGATGGTGCGCAGCGACGGGCCGATCTTGGGGGTATCGGTAAAGGGAGTAGCCATGATATATGTTCCTTGTCTAGTCCGTTGTTAGGCGAAGAGCACGCCTTGGAACTGCGCGCCCGACGTGGTGAGGTTGCCAGCCCATCCGATAAGCCTGACAATCGCGTCTTGGTTGACCGATTGACGATCACCACCGATGGGGACGAAGTTGCGTTCGCGGTGCGGGCGGAAGAAGATGTAGTCCGTGTTCAGGAAGTACATCGTGTTTGCCGGGATCGAGCCACCGATACCGCCATCCAGCACCACGTCCGCGTTGGAGCCTGCACCCATGTACTTGAGCGACATGAAGCCCGCAGCCGCCATGTCTTCCGACGTGACGCGCTGGATCGCCTGGAGTGATTCCAGGTAGGCGCGGTAGTAGTTGTTGTCGGCGACGATCAGGTCAGGGCGATCCGTGCCGCGAACCAGGCGAACGGCCAGTTGGTTCATGTACGATTGGATGTTGGCCGGAGTCACAGCAGCACCGCCGTCCACCGAAGCGGAGAAGGCCTGGTTGCGCCAGAACGTCCACGTAGCACGGTTGATGCCGCCATAGGTGCCAGAGGTTGGCGCAGTCGAGACAGCAGCGGCCAGACCGGTAATGTTCTTGCCGCCGTTGCCGGTACCGTCGCCGTAGATGCCCGAGCTGATCGAGTTTTCCAGCTGAGCCTCAGCCACACGCATACGACCTTCGAGCAGGTCGATAATGCGCTCTTTGCCCGAGTTTTGCAGACCTTCCAGCCCGGAAATGGTAACTGCCGACGCATACTGCTTAATGTCGTACTGAGCCGAGGAAATCGGGCTGTTCGGCGTAATGTCGATCACGTCGTAGCCGGAATACGAACCGGCGTTGATCGTGTTCGGGTCGTTGTACATGATCTCTTCGAGGATCACGTTACCGCCCGAGAACAGACGGACATTGCCCCGACGCTTGAGCTTGTACAGTAGTGCGTTGTTATTGGTGACGTTATCGGCAAGCTTGCCGGAACGGCTTTGGATAGTGGTAGTGACAATGTCACTCAGGTTGGCAAAGGTAGCCATGAGGAATCCTTAATTAAGAAGCATCAGAGAAGGCCGCTTCGATTTGATCTCGAAGTGACCCCTTTACGGGCGTTGCCGCACTGCCAGCAGGTGAACTACCCCGGACGCTTACCGCTGCGGCTTTCGCACGGTTGGCCTGGTTCTGTTCGGTTGCTGCGCGTTGGGCTTCGGCGCGTTGCTGCTCAATCAGGGATTGCCTGATATCGCTACGCATCCATACCGCTTTATCGTACGCGTCCTGAAGGTTTTCCGCCGTGCCGGTTGACAGCAAGCGGGCCATATCCTCTCGGACCTCGTTAAAATGCACGTTCGCAGGATCGGACATAAACTTCTGGATCTCGGTCTGATACCCAGACATTTCCGCCTGTTCCTGCTGCTGGCGGAACTGCTGCAATTGCTGCTGCAACTGCATAGTTTGTTGTTGCAAATATTGTACGTTAGGATCAACCTGCGGCGCATTAATTACTTGGCCCAGGTCAACACCGTATTCTTGCGCCAATTGACCCAAGAAACGAGCCTTGGTTGCCGGATCCGAATACCTCAGCGTATGGTCAGCCTGGAATAGCTTGGCCACCGCAGTAGGAGCATCCACCCCCAACCCTCGGATGGTCTGCATATACGGCTCTACAGCCCGTTGATATGCCTGCGCTTCCTGGGCGTGCGACTTATACTGCTCGATCCCCTTGTGGTAATCCGTCTCACGGCGATTGGCTTCTGCCGTCAGCAGCTTGATTTCTGCCGGCGTCAATGGCTCGCCAGATTCTGCCTTCATATAGGCAGCCTGCGCGTCTGGCTTCCAGCTAGAAGGGGCGCGACGGGGAGGCGCTACCTCTGTCTGGGCCGGTTCAGCCTGAACCCCAGGCTTAGCCTCCTGTTCCTGCTTGGCGGCAAATCTCCCTGCTTCGTCCCGTTCCCGGGTAGCCACTTCGACTTCAGGTTTGGCAGCAGCCTGGGTTTCTTCAGCCTGCTCAAACGCTGCGGTCAGCGTGCTTTGCAGGTCATCCTGTGGGTTTTCCATTTGGATTTCCTTGTTGTGCCTTACGGCGGGTTAACTGTGTCGCCGGACGGCATCCACAATATGCTGTTTCAGTCCCGAATCTTCCCGTCGTTTTGGCGCAACAGGTTTCTCGTTTCCGATCTCAATCAATCGGTGCTGCCTCAGATGCTCTCGATGCTGGCGCCGACCATTGATCATCTCGCCAGTGGCCATCGACTTGTATGGGGTAATGTCCCCCATAACCATCGGCGCGTTCACCTCAGGGCGGTCGTATTCGTCAGCGGGAACGAGCTTGAGCGTCACCGGGTCTTGGATATAGCGCGTTCTCATTTTTGGCTCATCCGAGAGCACAGAGCCTGCACGGCATAGGTAACATCAATTTCTCCCTTACGACGTATACCAATGCGAGAAAGTAGGCGCCGAGCATGATACTCAAATGCATGAGCAAAAAAACCAGGAACGCTTTTCACTGATGCAAAGAAATAATACTCAATAACTGGCAGCCCCAATCGTGCAAACTTACCGGGCTGGCGGCCATATATCGACCAGGGCCATGCTTTGTATGCTGGTTTCATCGGTTGCCCCCAAAAATTCGCCTCTTCATCTGGTAATAGCGCCAGCACAGATTAGTCCAGACATTCAACACCCACGCTTCGTATGGATTGGGGCCACCATGCCAGCCAAGGTAAAAAAACTTGGTATACGTGGCATCTGCTCTCCCTTTTCGCATGCCATGGATAAGCCTTCGCAAATCAAATCCGGTGCTGTTCATTGCCTCACCTCAGTAGCAATCTCGTTCGTAGCCGCAGCAGTAGCCGCGTTCTCCGCGCCCTTCTCCGCGCTGATCTCCGCAACCTGAACCTTCACAGCCGCATCAAGCTCTGCCTTCCAGCGCTGGAATTCCAACTGCCGCAGCTCGTTCGCCTGATCCAGCTGTGAACGCAGGGACTGCAATTCTGCTTCGTTCTGGATCTTCATCGCGTGCTGCTCAGCTTCTGCGCGCTGGCGGTTGATATCAACCTCTGCCTGCATGCGCGCCTTGGCCATTTCCACTTCGATATCTGCCTGAGCCTTGGCCCGATCACCCTCAAGCTGCACCTGCATCTGCGCCTGCTTGATCTGCATATCCATCTGCAATTTCTGCTGCTGCATCTGAATGTCGGCCTGCATCTTCTGCATGGCAGGATCCGGCTTATCCTGTTGCGGCTGGCTCATCGTATCGACAAACTGTTGGAATACGCCCTCAAGCTCGCGGCCACCCTTGAATGCCCGCACGCCAAACATGAGCATTTCGCCCAGGACGGGCGCCAATGCCGGGATCTGCTCAGCAGCAGGTACAGCCTGGCGCAGGAAACCGCTAGCCGCCGTCAGAAACTCAACCCGCGATTGCTTTTCCTGCTCCTGATCCATCTCCACCAGCGAATCCGCAGCCACTTCCACGCGGTAGGCCCGCATCGGCTCAGACTTCATCATCTGGATAGCCTGCTCAACATACTGGCCGTCGTACGTGTCCAGAATGCCCGAAATGGCAATCAGCGTCTCTGGGCTGTATACGTCCATCATCAACTGAGCCTTGATGCGCAGGATCTCGCTGGCGAACATTGCCATATCCTGCTGACGCGGACGCAAACGCAGCGATCCAAACTGGCGCTTGATATTCTGAGCGGTTGCCGTCTCCGAAGCTTGCGTGGAACCTCGGATAATGTCCGAAATCCCCGTAACCTCGTAGATAACCTGCTTGGTCTGCTCACGAGCCATATAGCACTCGTTCAGCGCCCGGATAACCTGCTCAAGCGGCAACCAGTCAATCGTGCCCTTAATTCCGCCCTTCTCAGCAAACGCAGCCCAATTATTGACCGGGATGAGCGTATTCTCTGCCGACTCGCTCAGCATGCGCTCCACACCAGTCGCGCTGGCGTCATACACCCCGGCAACCTTCACGGCCTGTACCAGCAGGCCTATCCGGCGCGTCAGGTTATCCAGCTCCGTCGCTTGGTCCTGATACAGCACGTAATCAGCAACCGGCGTGATAGTGTCGGTCGTCTGCGTGGCAAAGAGAGGCTTGGGGCACGGCCAGAACTCGTCCAGCCCATACGGATCGTTGGTAAGATCCAGAAGGTCGTCGTAGCCCTCAGCAACCCAGTAAACGCGCCGCGTCTTCTTATCCCACAGTTCCCACACCTCAGCCTTCTTCAGGCATTCAGTGTCTCCATACTCGCCGCTCTCGTTCAGATGATCCAGGCCGATAGGCGCGTTCACTAAGGGGATGTTCATGTAGCTCAGGTCCCGAGCTTGCATTTTCTCCCCAAACCGGGCCTTCAGCTCGTCCCGCGTCAGGTAAACCCGGCGAGCAACCCACGTCACCTCCCCCCACACACGCGCAGGTGAGCAGCGGAAGTCTTCCCAGTACACGTAATCGGTGGCCGAGCACTCCTTGACCTGAGGCTGAGAGATTTGAGCCTGCATCCCAGGCGCCACAATCGTGGCATCAGGCGGCGTGTCCACTTCCCTTTGCTCGTAGCGTACCCAGGCTGTACCACGCCCCGGCAACAGACGATCTAGCGCTGCACCACGCAACGCCTCATCAAAGTCAGGGTAATGGTCAATCTCATACTGAAGGCAGCGCTCCAGGATCTCGGATGCGCAGCGGGAAACGGGGTCGTTGTCCTTGTTGCGGCGCTCTGCTTCAGCCTTCGGAGGCTTTGCATAGGTCGCAGGAAGCAGGGTTTGAATGTTCGACCAGAGGATGTTGAACCGAACGCCTCCGACCCCACCCGTATTGGTATTGCGCTCATCCCGATAGCGTTTGACGATCCGCTTGCCCTGGCGAATCCATTTCTCGTCTTTGCGCTTGGCAAGCTCAAGCTCCGCCTTGAATTTGCGGGCAATCTCTACCGTGCTCTCGACGGTAACCTGAACTTCCGTCACTCCCACAACTTCGGGCTTCATACGCACACCCCGCCCAAGGCAGCAAAGGGAATTCCGTTAGCCCAATAGGCCACAGCAGCGGTAGAAGTCACCAAACCCTTTGTATGGATCGGAAAGCCATTCTGCCATTTCGTTCCTGCAGGAATGCCAGCAGTGCCGTCTGTCAGCACTACAGAGCCATTGCCATCGGTCGGGATCCCCTGCGAATACCGGACGATACCCATGTCGTAATCACCCATGACGGGCATGTTTGGGTTGAATACTGCATCGCCTTCCTGGATGAATCCATTATGGCCGACACGGGTAGGCTGGTCTGTCCAGCCAAACTTTACCTTTCCAGCCACCACAGGGAATAACGCCATTTTCTGTCCTTTAATTCAATCCGCGTCGACGTACCAGCTCTTTAATGGCGTCCGTTAGTTGCTGAGGCAACCCTTCCCCTCTGTCCACAAGACGAATAGCCGTTTTTAGAACACGCCTATCCCTGGAC